AATTCCATGATAAGGCTCCTTATGTGTGTTGGTGTGCCTTAATTGTAGCAACAACGCACAAAAGAACAAGCGGAATTTGTGAGTAAATGCAATGAATGAAGCGGAACGACTAGCAAAACTACAGATACTCCGCGATGATTTCGGCGTCTTTGCGCCCGAAATGCTCAAGATTCTGCCGAAAGCCGGTGGCAACCTGGTGCCGTTCGGCTTGAACAAGGCGCAACAGTACGTTCACGAGAAGCTGGAAGAACAGAAGCGCAAGACCGGCAAGGTTCGGGCGATCATCCTGAAGGGCAGACAACAGGGGATGTCCACTCTCGTCGGTGGCCGCTTCTACTGGCTGTCTTCCATGATGCGCGGCGAGAAAGCCTACATTATCGCGCATGAGCAAGCGGCATCGGACAACCTGTTTGGCCTGGTCAAGCGCTATCACGAAAACAACCCGCTGGCGCCGCATACCGGAACGGCGAACGCCAAGGAATTGATCTTTGACCGGCTGGATTCTGGCTACAAGGTCGCAACGGCAGGAACGAAGGATGTGGGGCGCTCGGCGACAACGCAGCTTGCCCACTTGTCCGAATTCGCCTTCTGGCAGAACGCTGACCTGCACTTGGCCGGCTTGGGTCAAACCGTCTCGGACATGCCGGGAACGGAAATCATCATCGAGAGTACGGCGAACGGCACCGGCAATTCGTTTCATCAACTGTGGCAGGGCGCAGAGTCAGGCGAGAACGAATACCTTGCCATCTTCGTGCCGTGGTTCTGGCAGGACGAATACAGCGCCGATGTGCCAGAGGATTTCGAGTTAAGCGCCGACGATGCGCTGTACAAAAGAACGTACAACCTGAGCCTGGAGCAAATGGCGTGGCGCCGGAACAAGATCGCCAGCTTTGGCAAGGATCGGGAATACCTTTTCGACCAGGAATATCCGGCGTCAGCGCAAAAGGCTTTCATATCTGCCACGACTGACCCGTTCATTCGCCCGGATATTGCAATGGCGGCAGTCACATCGGGCTACAAGTCAGACGATGGACCGCTGATTATCGGCGTTGATCCTGCCGAGTTTGGCCCGGACAGAACCGTGATCCTGTTCCGCCGTGGTCGCTGCGTGACGCGCATCGAAACCTACCAGGGCAAGGACACGATGGAGACGGCCGGGATTGTGGCCAAGCGCATCAATGAATTTAACCCGGACGCGGTTTTCGTGGATGCGGTCGGGATCGGCGCCGGGGTGCGCGACCGTTTGAATGAACTTGGCTTTGCCGTGCATGGCGTCAAGTCTGGAATGCGGGCGCTGGATGACAAGACCTACGCCAACAAGCGCGCCGAAATGTGGGGCGAAATGCGCGCTTGGTTGATGGATCAGCCCTGCCGAATCCCGAATCACCAAGAACTGCTCTCCGACCTGTCGGCGCCGATGTATCGCTACGACTCGTCAGGCCGGCTGTTGATCGAGAAAAAAGAGGACATGAAGCGGCGCGGATTGCGCAGTTGCGATCACTCCGACGCTTTGGCTTTGACCTTCGCTGAGCCTGTCCGCGTGCATCACGAAGGCGTCCGAACGGGCGCATCGAGCTATCGCCCGGCTTCGAGCGCGGGTTACTGATACCAGCGCCTTACCAAGAATAAACAAATGCAACTGAGCGCGATTGTGGCGCTCATTTTTTAGGCAATAGACCGACTATGGCAGAAAACACCGTCAAACAAGTGACCGAGTACGATCTTGCCGCGCAGGATGCGTTCACCGACAAGCCGAGCGTGAATCTTGATACGCTGTCGCCTTTGGGTGTTCGCTTGCTCAATGAATTCCGGCAGGCGGAACTGGATCGTAATCAAACCGAGACGCGCTGGCTGAAAGACTTGCGCCAGTTCAAGGGCATTTACGAGCCGGATGTCGAGCAAGGCATCGGCAAACGCTCAAAGGCCTTTGTCCGCAAAACGCGGGTGAAGGTCAAGACGGTCAATGCCCGCATGATGGACTTGCTCTTTCCGGCGAATCAGGATCGCAACTGGTCGATTGACGCGACACCAGTACCAAGCATCGCCAAGGAAGTGCGGGCGCAGCTTGAACAGGCATTGGGGCAGAACTTGCAGCGCCAGCCGACGATTGACGAACTCAAGGCCGTGGTACAGGAGTATGTCAAGAGCGCCTCCGGCAAGATGGCGAACACGATTGACGACCAACTGACCGAGACGCGATACCGCAAGGTGGCCAAGGAAGTCATCCATTCCGGCAACTTGTACGGAACGGGCATTCTGAAAGGCCCGCTGGTCGAGAAGAAGGTGCGGATTTCCTATGTCCGCAAGGGCGGCAGATGGCAGGCCAAGGAAGAAAGCTACACCGTTCCCTTTGTCGATCACGTTCCGCTCTGGCGCTTCTACCCCGACATGAGCGCGACGAGCATTGAGGATTGCCGCTATACCTGGGAACAGCACTTGATGACGCGGGCGGGATTGCTCGAACTGGCTGACCGGCCGCGCTTTGATCGCCAGGCCATCATCGACTATGTGCAGGGTCGGCCGGATGGCGAATACACGCAACGGCAAGTCGACCTTGAGTTGAGGCAGTTCGGCGAACGCAACGCGATCGACACCAGCAAGACCGGTCTGTACGAAGTGCTGGAGCGCTGGGGATGGGTGACGGCCGACGATCTGTTGATGGTCAATGTCCGCATTCCTGAGAATCGCCGGCATGAATCGTTCTTCGCACAGGTCTGGATGTTGCCGAACGGAACAGTTATCAAGGCAGCGCTGCAACCGATTACCGGCGCGACATTCCCGTACCACTTCTATTATTTCGACAAAGACGAAACCAGTCTTTTCGGCGAGGGTGTTGCCGCGATCATGCGCGACGATCAGGAAATGCTCAATGCTGGTGTGCGGATGCTGCTCGACAACGCGGCGATTGCAGCCGGGCCGCAGTTGGAAGTGAATGTGCGGGCGCTGTCGAACCGGGAAAACGTTTCGGAAATGTACCCGTTCAAAATCTGGCAGAGAAACGGCGAGGACGCCAACAGCCCGGCCATCCGGGTCATTGATCTGCCGGCGCACATGCCCGAACTGTCGAACATTATTGCCATGTTCGAGGCCAACGCTGACGAAACAACGGCGATCCCGCGCTACATGACTGGCGAGAACGTCACCAACGGCGCGGCCGGTACGGCTTCTGGTCTGTCCATGCTGATGGGCGCTTCCGGGATCGTGCTGAAAGACCTGGTGGTGAACTTCGATGAAGGTGTGACGCGGCCATTCGTGACCGCGCTCTATCGCTGGAACATGAGATTCAATCCGGACGACGGCATCAAGGGCGATTACGACGTGAAAGCGCGGGGCGCGGCTTCGCTGGTGGCCAAGGAAGTCAGAAGCCAGACGCTTGGCATGTTCGCGCAGTCTCTCCAGCCGGAAGAACGACAGTACATCAAGTGGGATGAACTGGTGCGGGCGAGGGCAGAGACGCAGGAACTCGGCAACATCCTGAAAACTGCCGACGAAGTGCAGGCCGAACAGAACAACCCGCAAGCGCAGCAGATGCAGCAACTACAGCAAGCGCAAGCGCAATTGGAAATGGCCAAGCTGCAAGCGATGGTGGCCAAGTTGCAAGCCGAAGTCTCGAAGATCAACGCGCAAGCCGTCGATGCCAATGTCCGCGCCGCTTATGCCGCGATGCAGGCCGGGGCAGTTGCCGTGCAGAACCCGAACATCGCGCCTGCTGGCGATGCGATTCTCCAGTCTGCCGGATGGAAAGATGCCACTCCCGAACAGGGAACGATAACACCCGAACAAGGAATGCCAGCGCCAGAAATGCCGGCCTCTCCGGGTGTCGGTGCCAATGCGGGTATCGAAACGCCGGCCGTCAATGACAGTCAAGCAGAGTTGATGACAGCATGAGCCGGGTCAATGAAGCGTTCAACGACATCCGCGCCTATTACGGGGGCGGGGCTTATATCGCCTTCCTCGAACTGCTGCACGCGCTGGAGGAACAGTACAAGGACGATCTGGTAACGGCCGAGGCCGACAGGTTCGCCCGCAAGCAGGCGGCGGCATTGCAAGTACGCAACTTGCGGATGGCGCTGATCGACAAAGAGGGCGGGTTGAGTCCGACGATTTAGTTGTGATGCAGTAGGCAATCGGGCTTCGTCAGCTATCCGGTTCCCTGCCCTGCGGCGGGAGTAAATTTCGGGCAACGATTGCAGCAAGCGGATGACGAACCGCGCATTACCGGGTTGAGTATCTTGCGGGCAGGCCGAAACGCTGTCGCTGGAGTCGTAACCAGCAGATGCACGGTAACAAGCAGGAAGTTACAGAGCAATCAAGAAGGAAGCCGTCTCGCAATGGAGAAAGACATGATTGACCAGAAAAAAGCAATGTCGTTCTTTCACTACGATCCATGTGGGAGGCTGTTGTGGGTTTCCCCGCTGAGTAATAGGGCAAAGCCAGGATGCGTGGCCGGAAGCCTCCATAAACCTTCCGGATACCGATATATCAAAGTAGATGGGAAGCAGTACAAAGAGCATCGCCTGATATGGCTGTATTTCAATGGCTCGTTTCCAGATGGAGACATTGACCATATCAACGGCAATAGGAGCGATAACAGAATAGAAAACTTACGGGCTGTTCCTCACGCGATGAATCAGCAGAACCAACGATTGCCGAGCAAAAACAATCGCTCTGGATTCCTTGGCGTGAGTCTTATTAAGGCGACTGGAAAGTACAGGGCTGCAATAAGCAGTAATTATGAGTCGATATGTATTGGTATTTTTGACAATGCAGAAGATGCTCATTTGGCATATTTGGCGAAAAAGCGGGGCATGCACGCTGGCTGTACGCTTTGAGCAATAAAGAATTGGTGAATGCGTAGGCTGATACGCAAAACGTGTGCGGTAACGACCGGATGCCCACAACCTCTGCGGGTGAATCGTGAAGGTCGGATCGTTTAAGAGGAACCGCAAGCCGGGGATCAGCGCCGGCCACCATTAAGACGTATGGCGATCAGACCACGACTCTGGATTTGTGACTATCGACCCAAAAGGTGCGGATAACTCCCGTCTCCCCTGGTCGTCATTCGTGTTGGTGTAGCTCAGTGGTAGATCAGACGGATTGAATCAGCGAGGCGGCAGGAAATGGCCGCTGTGCCAATCGTCAGTGCGCTGGTTCGATTCCGGCCATCAACAACAAGTCTGGTTTAGGGGTGTGACTTCACGCCCGCCAGCATCCAAGGTGACTGTGAGCATGGTCGCAGCGCTTACGGGGAAGCGATATTTCCCCGTCCAAATTCTTGACCCCTGCATTCCGCAGGACAGTTCGAGCCGGGAACCACCCGGCTTTTTTATAGCCGAGAGGAACCGCAACATGAACAAAGAATATCAAGACGCTTTCAACGAAGAGGCCGTAGCCAAGCCGGAAGTTTCCGAGGACGAGGCCTTTGGCCTCATGCCGGAAGAAGTCAATGGCGCCGATACCCCGGAAGGCGATGCGCCGGCTGTGGCTATCGTGATCGAGCCGGAAGCACCGGCAGAAGGCGAAGCGGCGATGCCCGAAGCTATGCCGGAAGGCGAAGCCACTGTGACAGAAGAAGCCGCAGTAGAAGGTGAGCCGGTTTCTCAGGAAGCCAGCGAGGAAGAAGTCTCGCCCGAGGATATGCAGCGTCAGAAGTCGTGGGAAGGCCGCTTGAAGAAGCGCGAGGAAGAACTGAAAGCCCGCGAGGCTGAGTTGTCGGCAATGGCGGAAGCGCCTGAAACTTTCCCGGCCGTCGATGATGTTGCTGTCGAAGAGGCTAAGGCAAAGCTGGCCGAGGACTTTGGCGAGGAATTCGTCAGTCTGATTGCCACTATCGCCACCGGCATGGCCAAGAAGATCGCGGCCGAAACGGCCGAAGAGAAGGCCGGAAACATTGGCAAGGACATTGAAGGCGTTATCGAGCAAATCCGGGATGTCAATGAGCGCGCCCACTTCGAGCGCATCTACGACGCCCATGAGGATTTTGTAGAGATTGCCAACGATCCTGATTTCCAGGCCTGGGTGGCAGAAGATGCCGAGCGTGCGCGCATTGTCGGCGAAGGCCATGCCCGCGAAATCGTTCAGTTGCTCAACGACTGGAAGGCATCGAACGCACCGGCCGAAGAAGAGAGTGGCGACGACGATACCGAAGCTGTCCGGTCTGGTGGCCTCAAGTTGCCAGCCCCCGGCCCCGGCATGAACAAGGATTACGCCGACGCCTGGAAAGAATTCTAAGCAACAAGATCATGGCGTGAGGATTCGCCACTAAACCGCCTCCCGAAAGTCAGGATTCGGCATGTTCCTGTCTGCGCTGGCAGACCGCACAAAGTCTGCCACCCACCGCAACACCCGAAGCACTCCCGATGCGCGCAGAAATGCGCTGGTGCGATACCCGCAATGGGCCGCAAACAAGCCAGCGAA